GCGATAAGATTTGCGTCTGAGGCATTGTTCTGGTTTATGGCAGTTTGCTCGTTTGCCTTAGCGATAAGATTTGCGTCTGAGGCATTGTTCTGGTTTATGGCAGTTTGCTTGTTTGCTAAAGCGATAAGCCCTGCATCTGAGGCATTGTTCTGGTTGATGGCAGTTTGCGTCTTAGCCAGAGCCATTATACCTGCGTCTGAGGCATTGTTCTGGTTCACTGCGGTTTGCTTGTTTGCCTTAGCGATAAGCCTTGCGTCTGCAATGGCGGCTTGGTCTACGGCTTTTTTAACACGCGCTGCCTCTTGCGCCCCCTCAGATGCCTCCCGGCGTAAACGCTGCAGCTCTCGATCACCTTCTAGTGTATATCCGGGGTAGACCGTAACTGTCTTAGGGCCAGAGGGAGTCTGCACAACTTTCTGAACCGCGGTGCCTACGTAGGGTTTGGCAGGGACCGCAACGACTTTAGACCCCGAGGGAGTCTGCACAACCTTTGAAGTGGAAACAGTTTTTTCAGTGCCCTGAACCCCGGGGGTGACGGTCTTAGGGCCAGAGGGAGTCTGCACGACTGCAGTCTTAGCAGGCGTTACTGTTTTATTTTTATTGGAAGTTTCCGTAGTCTTGGCAGGGACAATAACTGTCTTAGCGCCGCTGGGCGTCTGCACAACCTTTGAAGTAGAAATGGTTTTCGCAGTGCCCTGAACCCCGGGGGTGACGGTCTTAGGACCGGAGGGAGTTTGCACAACTACCGTCTTAGCAGGGGTGACGGTCTTAGGGCCGGAGGGAGTCTGCACAACTACCGTCTTAGCAGGGGTGGCCTTAGTGGCCGTAGTAGATTTAGTCCCCGAAGAACCGCCCTCGTATTTCTTTGTAACGCTGCGCGGCGCAGCACGCTTCTGTGCCTGCAAGTAAGCCTGTAGGTCGTGTAAGACTTTCCGAGAGTGCATGATCTACCTCATCTTCCGCGTGTTGCCGCATACTAGCACAGGCTAGTACATAAGTTCCATATTAAGTTTACGGAGCTTTAGTTATCTGGCCTACTCCACCAGTCGCTGCCAAACCACTCACATTTACCACAGTTGCAACAGCAATCTTTAAGAACCCACTGACATCCACATAGATAGTTCCCGACTCAAGCCCTGTAGCGCTGGTAGGCACACTGGTAAGCACAATGGTTGTGTTGCGACCTTCGCCGGGGTTCTGCATCTGTTGCATATACTGCACGAAAACACGAGTAACTTCTGCCATATAGCGCCGGTCGTATTCTTTTGGGGGTACTGGAAACGGGATATTGGGGACGTTACGCGAAGCCATATCTACCTCTTTCCATCGGAGCGAACATCGAGGCGCGGGGCTCCAAGACGCCAAGTGACGCCTACACCATCGCTGTCAATACGGAACGTAAAGCTACGGCCCCGCAAGCGAGTAAAGACTTGGTTTGTGAACTGCTCGACGGGGTAGGTTCCTGTGCGGGTGACCGTGCTACCCGTGTACCCTGAAGGCGCAGCGTTGAAATCCGCGCCGGGGAAGTTAGACATTTTCACAGTCATAGTAGCTGACGGCGCAAGCGCGGTAGAGTTCCTAAAAGTAAGGTCGGGGATAACACGCCAGATAAACGCAAATGAGTCTCCATCTCCAAGGTCTTGCCCCGAAGATTCGATATACGCACTGATAGCGGAAGTAGGAGTTGTGCTACCATCGTCCATACCTGACTCATGCAGGTACATATAATTATCAGTTGACGCCGCGATAGGGAAGCTACCTAAATTTTTGTGTGTCCAAGCTGTGCGAGCCATGGAACCGTAGTACCAGATACGCTGTTGATAATTATAGACAACGTAAGAATCGTTCTCAGAGTTCGTTACGCCATCAGTGACCGTGTTTGATGGGTAGAACCACCATATTTCGCCGTAGTTAATGTTTACCCCAACTACTATTTTTGGTGTTTGATCAGAGTTAATACGCGAAAACACGTAGTCCTTTACATCGCATGGAACCTGCGAAACAACTCCGTTATAGACGTAGAAGTCACCCTCCCCCATCCAGTACACGGCATCGTCGACTGCAATAGCAGCGTTAGGACTCGTGATAGATATGTTATCAGATAGCATCGTAAGGCCAAAAATGAATGGAGCCCCAACGTACTGCAGCGCGTGCACAGAGGTATCTGTGATAACGAGTATCTGTTGTTTAGTTTCGATTGCGGTAACAATAAACGAACCAGACCCAATACGTAGGGAACCTGCGTCATTCGTAGGCAACGTCCGCCACTCAGTAATACTTTCCGTGGCGCTAAACCGGATAAGCAGCGGGTCTTGCGTACCAAGGCTAAACTCATCATCGCACCCGAAAGCGATGATATGGCGGTCGTTATCGCTTACTAGCACTTGCTTAGCGACAGTTGGGGCTGTACCTACCGCACCCGTAGGTGAGTAAGGTGCTATTAGGGTGGAGATATTAACAGCACGGGGGTATGGGGACGAAGTATCTTTTACCCAGTAATATATACCGCCATTACGCACATTTATCAGTAGGTTTTGACCAAAGTTATCATGCGTCCATAGCCGAAGCTGCGAATCTGCGGTAGTAGCCGTGTAGCCCTCGCCCCAACCTTGCCTACCCCATACCCCTACACCCCAACCCGTACCCGAGCTGGCTGTATTTAGGCCCGTGTTAATCTGATAAGCGCCGACTGTTAAAGCCCCACCTGTGCCCGTATCAGCGGTGGTGGGGAACGTGTACGTAGGGGATAACCCAGAAGATGTCGCTATGGAGCTTATAGAGGATACGGTACGGGTCTCAATGGTGTACGTCGACGAGGAAATAACTGAAGTAACTTGATATTCTTGGTTAAGGACCACGGCAGTAATTGCGCCTCCAAGAGACGCCGCGCCGCTAAACGTCACAAAGTCAGTTGCAGCCGCGCCGTGGGCGGTGTCTGTTACAGTAATGGTAGCGCAGAAAATACCTACACCGCTCAAGTGCGCAGCCGCCGTTGTGCCTTGCTGCCCGCGAAGGAGCCCTGTCAATGTGTTACCAGCTACGCCAGAGTACCGAATCTGCTCGGAATCAATCTGAACAATTCCTCCACTCGTGGGAAACCCTGTGGCAGATGCAATGGTTACAGTAGTATCTATAGCGGTTATGTTCGCGCTTAGTGTACTTTTTGAAGCAGCAAATGTCACCGCACCTGCGGCGGTGGTTTCCCTAATAGGTGTGATATCGTTGTATGTACCGTTACCAGAAACGTAGTATTTTTGAGAAGTACCGAGTCCTATGTATTCGTTGGTATCAAGCGCCACCCACGGATGGATAGCGCGACAGGTTCCTAGCAGAACTGCGGTAGCATTAAAGGGTTGCCAACCGCCAATCTTTTCGGGGTAGCCCATACGGAAACGGACTTTGTCAACGTCCCACCAGCCGCCCTCATTTGCATAGCCTGTGGTTTCGCGGTTTAGTCCCGGCTGGAACTGAAGCTTCATTAACGGCATAGCAGCCTCCTGTTGCCGGGATTATACCTTACGCCTTGCGCTTAGACCACACAGACCATGCAGCTACGACCATTGTAGAAACAGCCCCGCCGATTGTAGCGGCAGTTTCGTTGTCAATCACATTCTTTCCGGCCAAGTAAGCCACCAGAGCGGTCACCAGAGTGCGGACGATGCCGCCGATTTCACTTGAGTTCATTTTTCTTCCCCATATAAGCGTCGACATGACGCGGATGATTGCGGCGTTAAAGGGTACAGGCTTTTCATCTACAGGCACAGTTACGTGCATATCAGCAGTAGGTGGCGTCAGAAACAATGCTATCTCTGCTTCGCGGCGATTGATCAAACCCTTTTCAACTTTTCCGTTGTCTTTGTTCCACATCCTGAATGCAGCCGCCGCTTTATCTTTGTTACCTGCGTTCAGTTCGCGCAGCGCAGTAGATTTTGCAAAAGCGTCTGGGCCGATGTTGTACGTCAATGACACACAAGCACCGCGCTCGTTTTGATTAACCTTTGCCGTGATTAGCGCGTCAACCTTTGCCGCAAACTTATCGACGCCTTGACGCAGCAACTCTTCTGCCCGCTCTTGCGTAATGGTCATACCCTTAGCAGGATCAATACCAAGCCCCGCCGCCGCTGTAGTGCCATAGCCAATAGTCCACACACCGCCACCATCTTGATAGGCCGTTAGCTTGCAGCCTTCCCACTGTTTTATCAGGTCAAGCGTAGCTTTGTTCACGCTCATCGCGGTAGCGCCTTATGGATTTCGTCAAGCTTCGTCATTATTAATTTAAAGCTTTCTTTTGCTTCCTTGAACTCGCGGTCATGGTTCTCTTTGACCAGAGCGTGTTCAGCCTTTACCACAGCAAGTTCTTTCTCATGCCGCTGGGTCATCATATAGTGCGCCCACATAGCACCAGCCAAAGGCAATACAGCAAACTGCAAAAGGGCCTTAATCATGTCAAATATACTTGGATCAGGCTGCATTACGTCGACACCCCTTTGATGATAGCGAAGTTAACAATTGGGGTATCCGAAGCTGTACCAACCACCGATGCCATTGTGATTTGAAACGAGGTTGTCGCCGTAATGGCTGTAACAGAAGCAACATAAGTGTTGGTTGCGCCGCGAACAGACAGCACAACTGTATCGGTGACGGCAATGCCCGTGTTTGGCACGGTGAACGAAAAATAAGTTCCGACAACGGCTGTAGTAGTAAACAAAGTAATTGCGCCAGATTTCTTTGTGCTAGTGGTAGGCGTGGTTGTTGTGCGACTTGTTAACTGCGTTACGGCAGTGCCTGCGTTAGTGGCGTACCCAACACCCCCCGTGCCGGAAGACAGCAAACTAGTAGATGCTGTGGCGGTGGTAAACGCACCTGTGGAAGGAGTGGTCGCGCCAACCGTGCCATTATAAACGCCGGAAGTAATTGTCGGGCCAGTGCCCAAAACGGTAGCGCCTGAGCCAGTAGATGTGGTAGCGCCCGTACCCCCGGAAGCAACAGGAATAGCGGATGAAAGCCCAGTAATAGAACCCCCAGTAATAGTAACACTAGATAGTGCAAATGTTGATGTAAGATCAACGACCGCGGCTGTTGCCCCTGCGCCATCGCAGTACACAATTTTGGATGTGCCAGTAGTAAGCGTTACCGTGCCGCCTGTGCCTTGCGTAAGTATAATGCTGCGAGCCGTGTTATTTTTGACCAAGTACAAATGCTGCGCGGTATTTGGGGAAATTGTAACCGTGTTGGTGGCGCTAGGAGTACCACCTAGAACAAGGACTTTGTACTGCCCTTCGGATAAAGCCCCCGCAGAACTTGTCGTGAGCGTGTATGTTGTGCCCGTACCTACAGAAACCGCGCCTATCCCGTTCGTAAGGCGGTCAATAATCTGCAGGTTGGTGTTTGTTGTAGTACCCCAAGTTCCTGTTTGATCACCTGAACCGATGAGTTCCATACCACTGTTCGTTGCGTAAGTGCTCGCCATGTCAGTCCCTCATGCACAATTAAGCCACTATACGTAATACCGAGATTCTATGCAACACTTACCCATGGGTTTGATGCGCTCGGGACTATCGTACTATAGTTGGGGTTTTGAGTTGGTTGTATTGGACCCCAGACAAGAACATTGGAGACTAAACCAACCGCAGATACGCCCGTAGGTTCAACAGGCGCGGTTCCAGTTATAGATACAGAATCAACTTCACCCACCGCGGCCACACCTGTGACGCTAACATTTGTTGTCGGCATTACCGTTACGGAGTCAACTGCGCTGATTCCTGCGTTTCCAGTTACAGAAACTGTCACGCTAACTGTGTTTATGGCTACAGTTACAGTTCCAACAGAGCCAGTGGCGGAAACACCGTTGACGGGCACACTTTCATACTTTGCAACTATTGCTGTGCCGATTCCGCCTGTGGATTGTACGCCCGTAACAGTGGTAAATATGCTAAAAGCAACAGTTACAGCGCCAACCGCGCCAGTAGCCGCTACGCCAGTAACACTTGCTAACGCGGGTGGTGTATAACGGATAACAATTATGCCGCCAATACCAGCACCAGAGGTTACGTCAAAACTAGTACCAAGAAGAGCAGCCCCGCCGCCACCGCCGCCATAATTTCCCCCAGAGTAACCTACAGTAGTAACACCGCTAGCGCTAACTCCACCGCCGCCGCCGCCGCTTCCAGAGTTTGCTAAATCAGCCCCATTGTATCCATTTGCGTTGCTGCCACCAGCCCCACCAAAACCAGCTCCACCAGACCCTCCGTCAGAAGCACCATTTCCTATGGTGACACCACTATCCCCTGCGCCTCTCGGTCCACCAGCACCACCACCTCCAGTGGCAGAGCCTGCTGCCCCACCAGCACCACCACCCGCGCCGCCAACATACTTTATGCTACCAATAGCGCCTGTTAGAGACCCGCCAGCACCACCAGATGAACTTCCAGAAGTAGACGCAGCGCCACCAGAACCGCCATTTGCTGCGGCTAAAGATGACGCTTGTAAAGCATTCCCAAACCAAGTTGCCGTGCCAGCGTTTCCGCTTGTGCCTCCACCGCCTGCAGCAATTAGTCTAGTGACAGCAGCGCCACCTGTGCCTATTACGTAGGGCACTGACCCAGATAGAGTTTGGTTACTCGTCCTTGAATACCCACCGCCACCACCACCCGAAGCAGTCCTCTGACCTGAGACTGTCCGCGCAGCGCCGCCAGAACCCCCGCCACCAATAACTTCAATGGTGTTTAGGGTGTTGTTCCAGTCGCTGGGCACCGCCCACGATGTGCCAGAGGTCAGCACTATTGTAGTGACATCCGGATTTACCCCGACATCATCCGCGATGGGAGCAGACGCTAGTGGGGAAAAGCCAAGCATTTATATGTCACTCCACTGGAGGGGTGAACGTCTCGCCATCGTACAGCCAGCCAGAGCCAACCTCAGTCGGGGCTGTCAGCCAGTCAGCTAGGTTTGCGCGGTATGTGTCATTAGGAAATGGGATGTCGCTGAGCAAGAAAGCCTCGACCACAACCCCAGCTTCGACCCGTGCTTTGACTATTTGATCCATATTAAGTCCACGGTCCATAAGTGGTTGCAGTTGCGCTAGTGCTGATGCGGCGGCACATAAAATAACTATCTGTCTGCACAATAGCAGCAAGGGCGGTAGTTAACGTAAAAGATGGAATGATCGTGCCAGCAACAGAAATTCTAAACGTACCAGTAATTAGTACACCTAGAACCTGTGAGGTCGCCGCTGTAACAATAGCCGTGTTTGATGTAACGCCTGTCCAATAAGAACCACCGCTAGCTGCACCTGCACCGATAGCAGCATCAAAGCCGTTTGCCGTTGACAATGCCGAAGCAACTGTAGCAGTGCCCGCGCCCAAAATACCAAACGCCCCATTGCCTGACGTACTAGACATATTTGTCAGATACAGAAAGGCTTCGTAGCGGTACGTCCCAATAGGCAGTGTCAACGCACCATTGGTGCTGGCATTAAACAATTTTTGCGCAGCCGTGCTACTTGTCAGCGTATAAGTTGCATTTTGCTGTATCCAGAACTCTTCCTGAATATCTTCCGCCCCAACGGTGACATAGACCACAGCAGAGCCGCTTAATGAAAGTAAAGACCCAGTACTAGACGATGTGAGTGTGCGCGATAGGGTCGTACCAGATGTTGTATATACACCCGTACCAATTTCCCAGTCTATGCCATCTTCAATCGTGTAGCGCACAACGTCCGTGTTAAGTACACCTGCCGCACCAAAAGTCTGAAAATTGCTAGACGCCGAGCCAAGCGTAATTGTGCCTGTCCCCGTGGTCGCTGTTGTCATTTTTGCGCGGTTGACGGTTCTCATTATGCGATCCGAATGATGGCCGTTGAAGATGTGGCGGATGGGAACACAATGGTGAATGTACCAGAAGTAGAGGTCTTGTCAGAACCAAAGTCCAAGATAACCACTGTAGGGTTGGTCAAGCCAGCCGAAGATGTGGTGTTTGGCGTAGTATTGTAAATCATAGCACCGCGAGCGGTGATAGTTGCCGTGGTGAAGTCTAAGTCAGCAAAGTCAGTAAACCCTGTGGTTCCTGAGTTTGTAGCAGTAATGTTGGTCAACGTACCGCCACCAGCAACGTAAGAGCCAGACGCGCCGACCTCGTTAGTCGCCGTGTAAGCAGTGGTAGTAGCGTCAAAAGTTGCGCTGCTGGTGTACAACGCAAGCTTAAACACATCACCCGTGGTGAGAGTGAAGTCGTGACAACCTTTCAAGAGTTCTGTCTTGAAAGACGTAGCCATAAAGTTGCCCGTGAAAGCCATGTCAGATCCTCCTGATTAGTTCAGCAAGGTCGGGGTGACCCGCATCGTTAAGTGCATTATACACAGTAGTACGGTCGTTGGCGATAGCGGTGTGCATATAGAGGGCCACCACCTTTTCAATCTGCTGCCGGAACGCTCGTGCTTGTTCCTTAATGGCAGGGGGTGCAGAATCTGACACGTACATTAGCTTGTCTGCACAGCGCACTGCCAATTCTTCAGGTGTAAAGCCACGCCCGCTAGTCGTGTGAACTTGCACAATCGGGGTATCCCGCGGAAATTCCATAGCTCCAGAGTTCATTTGTTAATCCTTATTTGTCCATCGCGGTAGTCATCACGCTTGCCACGTACATCAATCATGCCAAGGTCCCTAAGCGCTGCCTGATACCGTTCTGCGTATTTAGCCGTCAAATCTGGATCACCCTTCATAAAGGTATAAGCCTCGATAAGGCTACCGTACAAGAGGGTAGCTTCGGCGTTGTCACCCAACCACGATGTATTTGTATCCACAATGGACGGCGGGTCGTAGAAGTAGTGAAGTTCAACTTGATACGAAGCGTCTGGGGTTGGGCCTACAATAAAATTACCAGAAGTTGTGGACACACTTTCCCCGTCAAACTGGGCGTAGTACTTTGGCACCCCAGAGGTAGACGGAGACGGATAGGCTTCCCGCATGAAATTCACATCTTTATCAAGCAGGTATTGGTAGCTACCGTCCCCGTCTATCACTGCGAGAGAGAACACAGTAAGAAAGTCAGTAGGACGAGCAAGGTATTTATCCCCGCTCGTCAAAGTACCCAGAACGTTTTTACGGAGTTCTGGAATCATCACTGCGCGGTATATACGTTCCTCAGTCTGGCGAACAAACGTAGGAATATTCGACACAAAGGTCGATTCCGTGTTTTCCGTGTAGTCCTGTATCGCCTGACTGAGTTCTGTGTAGTTCATGGCTTAGTATTCCTTCGCCCCAGTTTTACCGCGGGTAGCACAACCAGCGCCGCGGACCATACCACCCTTAGCTTTCTTCACAGCGCCGCCTTTTTTCATGGGTGGAGGAGCAACGACTGTAGGTGTGGAGGAGGTGGAGGGGGTGGAGGAAGCGCTAGCGACCATAGGAGGGCCCATAGGGCGACGAGGGGGCATGGGGCCCATATTTGGTTTTGGGGGGCGCATACCCGGCATACCGTCATTGGGGCCTTCAAAAGCAACGCGACGAGGGCCTCCGTAAGGAGTGCCCATACCTTCGGGAGGGCGAGTTTGATTCATGCGAGCAAGTACTGCTGGATCTGCAGTGCCACCCATAGCTTTTTTCACAACACCACCCTTAGCCATCTTATTGGGAGCATCGTGCTTCTTGTCGGCAGCAGATGCCTCGTGCTGCTTCATGGTCATGCCAGACTTCTTAGCCATGGCCTTGTCTTCGCGCATATCCTTAGCAGAGCCTTCTTTCATCTTAATAACGCCGCCCTCCTTGTATTGCGCCGCAGCGCCTTTACGACCCGTCATAAGCTCCTTCATGCCCTGATTGTACCTACTGGTATCAGTTTGAGTTGCGGCTTGATCCCGCAACGCATCTGTTTTGTAAGTGCCACCAAGACGGGTAATAGCTGTACGGGCGCTGCGAGCCTCTGAGTCAGTCAACTTGCCGGAGTTCAACTGATCTGTATAGTTCTTGATAGCCTTTTTTGTGCTATCCATTGGCGGACCTGCTGGCTTGCTTCCCGGAGGCGTATCGGGATCAAGCGATGTTACCGTAATGTTTGCAGGTTTACCTAAGCCCTGAAGCTTCTTCTTACCCGTCTCACCAGCAATGTTTGTAGAATAGGAATTACCCTTCCAAGTGAACTCACCGCCAGCCCCTTGGGCTTTCCGTGCAGCGGCAAAAGCTTCCTTAAAGCTAGCCTTGGGAGCCTCAACCGTTGGTTCGCTACGCGCCTTCTTCTCAGCCTTGGTGAAGAAGTGGCGAGTCTTGAACCCGGAGTTCTCGTCGTTGTTGCCTTGGACCCACTCAAAGTCCACGCCTTCCTTGTAGTTGTCGTCAGATTCGTTAGCCATGTCTTGACTCCTAAGTAGTGGTTACAGTTACAGTTCCAACAGATCCTTCAGCGTATTGTATAGGGTTCCATACAGGATTCCATCCCCAGATAGCGTTTGCTGCGGCCTCTGCAGTGTCAGGACGCGGGTCTTTCAGCGCCTGCGGGTCATTGATCTTGAGACGCCCGATATACAACTGCGGATGGTCAGGATCGACAACATCTTTACCGACACGAAAACCCGTGCGCCGTCCAAGCTTAATTTCCCAGACAAGTTCGCTCAGCGGGTAACGAAACCCGGTGAGGTCGCAGAATCCAAAAGCTTTACTGCCACGGGCGTATGCGGGCATCTTAGTTCCCCAACATCATGGAGTTGAACGGAGTAAACATAACCGAAGAGCGGTCACGATCTTCATCAGCAGCGAGCGCAAACTGCTCGTCGTATATAGCTTTAAGCTGCGGTACTAAGGGCATAGACTGGGGCTTTTTCATGGCGAGGTAATACGCAAGGCCCGCCACAAGGGCAGGCACAAAGCGTGGCGGAACCGTAGTTGTATTCCCACCGATACCCGAAGCTAGGCCATCAATCCCTTTGAGGCGGTAGTACGCAACTGTGTACGGCTGAGTATTGTCTGGTACGGGCCATAGGGTGAACGTGGTGCTTGTAGCAAGACGCTGCACAAAGATCTGTGTAGGACGGCCCGTGATCAGCTTGTTGGTCTGTTGCGAGTAGGTAGAGACGCTAATGCGCTCTAGGTAAGTATCTACCTGCGATGTACCTGTTCCTGTACGTAGCTGATGTTCAATCAGATCAATTGTGTCTACCGGGAGCGTGTAAGTGGCAGTTCCAGAAGTCAGAGCTTGCGTACCAGACTCGATAGTAAACAAGTTCAGGCCCCGGTTCTGCCACTCTAGGGTGAGCAAGTTAAGGCTGCGGCGGGCCGTCTTCAGGTCATAACCCGACTGCATTTCAAGGCCAGCGCGTTCGTAGGCTTCCTCAAACAGTTCTGGCAGATCAGGTACAACAACAGCCATGATTACTTCCTAAACTTTGCCGTCTTGGCGGCAATTTTCTTCGGTTGTGCAACGAACTGCTTACCCGCCGCAGTGCCAGCACGTTTTGCCTTTGTAGTCGCAGCATACTCTGAAGTTGTTAGAGATTCACGCGCTTTCTTTGGCAGGTAGCGTTCTCCGGTGGGTTTTGGCCCGACAGTAGAGTTTTTACCGCTTTTTGTGCCCCAATCCTCTTTACCCCACTTAGATAGGGACTTCTGCCCTGAAGTCTTCTCACCAGTGTACGCGCCGCCTTTGCCTTTGTAGATCTTTCCGGCAAGCTGCATGGCCCGAGCGGAATGCTTTCCGCCCATCTTAGCCTTAGCTTCATACTTGGACTTTTCCCACAAGGCTTCGTTTGTGCGTCCCATGCTACTTCATCTTCTTGAGGGTTACTGCAAGGCGAGCGCGTTGGCCCAACTTACCCGGTTTCTTAGCCGCAGCAGCAAGTTTCTTTGCTGGAATGGGTTCACCCGGCTTAGCCTTCAGCGCGGGGCGCAGGGCCCCGGGCTTCTTGATAGCGCCAGCAATCCAATTCTTTGCCATCAGTACACCTTTGCGCCAGATTTACCACGGGTAGCGCAGCCGCAACCGCGAACAGAACCGCCTTTTTTCATCGTCCGCACGGGGCCGTTCATGCTGGGCATAGGGGGCATACCCTGAGAGTATGTTGCGGGGTTAGTAGGCACGATGCGCGAGGGGGCATTTGTAGCCATTTTCATGCCACCCTGCTGCGCCATATCAGCAATGTCCCGACCACGCTGGTTTGTCATATCCGAAGGGGTGGGCATCCCACCCGTAGCCATCTTCTTAGCTTTCTGGCGGTTGCCAAAGAGCTCTTTTGTCATGCTGCCGCGACCGATTGCCATGTTATGCTCCTACACCTACGTCTACCAAATTCAGCATTTCCAAGCCCTCAATGATAAAGCCTTTCTAGTTGGCTTTCCTTTTTCATCTTTCATAGGCCCGGGCATTCCTGACATTCGGGCACAAAAAGACTTGCGCCGTGCGGCGTCTTTAGGAGTTTTCGGGTTTGGGGCGGGCGGCTTCAACCCCGGCTTACCGGGATTGGCCTTGTTGTATGAGGC